CTATTAGCTGTCGTAGCGCCGCTGTGGCTGTCCTAGAGAGTCCGCCAATAGTGTGGATAAGACCCAACCCGTAGAAGCCAAGACCCGGAAGGAACTTATAGTGAACAAAGTACTGGATCTTTTTGTACGACTCGTCGCCTTCAATGTAGTTACGACGAATAGCCAAAACCTTTCCGGTTTCTTCGCTAATGGTGACGATATACGGAATCTTAATACCCGTCTCCTCACCGTCCTCACCCATGTCCTCAAAGCCCGGTAGATCCAGCTCTACGTGGAACTCAAGCAAAGTGCAGTCGTAGTTAACATACGAGGGGTGCACGCCCTGTATGTTGTCTATTTCGTCGTTAAGCTGCGAAGATTCTTCTTGCCCGGGGTTAATCGGAACATCCAAATAGAACCCGTAAACCTGCTTTTTACGCAAATCGTTTGCAGAAATAGGCACTACGTGAGTAATAATCGGAGCCGTCTCCAGATTACTCGTCTCGTAAGGCACAACGAGGTTTTCCGCCGGTACAAAAGAACTTACCGCACGGCCCAAGGTCTCGTCATAGTAAACCTTCTTGAAGGTAGATCCGGCCAAGGGTAAATAAAACAGCATCTGATCGAATTCAGGAGTGTACTCTTCCATCACGTTAGTGATGTAGTAGTTCATAAATTCTTGAACACGACCCGCTTGGGCTTCTTTTTCCTTATCCGGAGCGCCTACAATAGCCGTGCGAACCGGACCTTCTGGAGGCAAAAGCTCATTAAAAGCTTGCGCTTGGAACTGAGTGGCGGATTCCGCCAAAAGAGGGTGAGTTACGCCCGTAGCGCCCCGGAAAGGCAACGTGCGCTCTTCGTACTTAAACCCTAACAGCTCTAAACCTTTGGTATACGTGTCTTCCCAGTCCTGACGAGACGCTTTGTTGGCGTCGTACTGACCAACCAAATCGTTTGAAATACGCCCCAACTCGCCGTCATCCATGTCCTCAGCAAGATTCCGGTAGAAATCCCCCTCGTCAGTCATGTTCTCGGCCATAGGATCAAAGTCTATGGTAGCGCCGCCTTCCTCGTCCAGCTCAATCTCAATGCCGTCGGGCATAATGTCCGACGCAGAAGACATGCCGTTAGGTGTCGCTAAGTCCGCTTCGTCTTGAATAGCCAAAAGCTCCGTATCGTCACTCATGCGATCCATTAAAGAGACTACAGGTTGCGTAGGTTCTGCCATTTCCGTGTCCTGTTTTTAAATTCCGCCGGGGTGACGAGAGTAATTTGTCGCGTTAACAATCCCTCTGGGATCGGTGGTCGTCGTTAGTGTTCTAGGGTCTAACCTAGAAAAGTAAAGATCCGGTCCTTCTTTAGGGCTTTCGGCCCTGCGCTCTTCCCGAGGACGATCCATAATGCGGTCAAGCTGATCCAAGATTTGTTGATCCACCATTCGGGTAAGATCCCGAGTTGTGTTCATAATGCCCGCGTTACGAAGGATCTTGCGGCCAACCGCATTGTTGCGGGTGTCCATAGCAATGTCTTCTCGACTGGCGTTATCAAACGTCCGGTCAAACTCCTCGCCCATAACTCCCATGGCGGTAGACGCTTCGCCACCATACTCGTTTCCGTAAAGAGCCGTGCCCAAGGCATGCGCCCTAGCATCTAATAACTCAGAGGAAGCAGGCATGTCCCTGCGATCCGTGGGCCGTGATTCGCGACTAAAGTCTGCTGAACCGGGACGCTCGGGGCTTTCAGGGTAACCGTATTCCCGGATCAACCGCTCCTCAAACGTAGGCCCTTCACCGTAATACTCTTCACGATAAGTGCTGCCCGGGCGACCAGAGAAACGAATCTCGGATGTGTCCGCCATGTACTCGGGAACTTCACCAAACATCTTGTCTTTTGCGTAACTGGCAAGACCTGAGATGCCGCGGCCCACGGACTGGAAAAAACCGCCGCCTTGGTCGCCCGTGTCTACCGCAGGACCGCCTTCTCTAAATCCGGGAATCTTAGTTGTGTCTACGCCTACTTCCGAAAGAACTTGGCGAGTTGTTTCGGCATCTAAGCCAAAAGAAGCGCCTATTTGGTCTAGGTTTAACCCTTGCGCAAGCCCCTCAGTAATTATTTGATTTGCAGTATTTAAGTCACGGCCATATTCGGGGTTTGTAGTAGGGTCGTACTTCGATGCAAGGTTTTGCTGAACCGAAGCTACCGCCGGCTGTATAAGCTGGTTGCCTACCGCAGTAGGTGAAGAGCCTAAAGACAAGATCCCTGCTCCGGTGGCGTAGGTGGTGGGGTCAATACCGACGTCCGTTAAAGCCTGATTAGTCCTAGCCGCGTCTAAGCCAAACTGAGAACCTATTTGATCCAAGGTCAAACCTTGTCTAGCGCCTTCGTCCAAAACTCGGTACGCAGATTCAAGGTTAGTGTAGGCCCCTTGTCCGGTAGCCGCTCCCGGGGTGTAGAAATCGGTTAGGTTAGTGGTAACAGGAGAACCGGTTCCCGCTAAAGGGAAGTTTCCGGCAACTACCGCCGCGTCAACATCCGCCGCAGTTATCACAGCACCCGGATCTATTAATCCGCTTCCGCCTTGAGATATAACCGGGTTGATAGCATTTACCACTTGTTCGGAAGTTAACCCGCCCATAGCATTGGCGTAGTCAGAGATACGCTGTCCGGCAATTTCGGTATTAGGGGACCCTAAGTAAATAGCCTGCAAATCTTTTTGGACTTGTGTCCGGTTATCCGTATTGGTAACGGTGTCATCTGTGACGGTGTCATCTGTGACCGTGTCAAGAACAAAATCGCCCGTTCCAGTAGTGCCTAGAACTTGATCCGTGGTCAGCGTACCGGCGGGCGTGACAAAGTTGTCGCCAGTAGTGGATAAAATATTTCCGGTAGCGCTACCGGGAGGAAGGCCCGCTGCCGCCGCCTGCTCAGCAGACAACCCAACTGTCGTGCCGCCAAGACCACTGCCCATGATGTTCATGCCAGTAGATGGGAAGACCGACGTAATATCCATCTCGCCAGATGACGCGAGGGCCGCGTCCCCCATAGTAATGCCCGTAGTAGGCTCGCCACTGGGCAGGAATCCTTTAGTTACAACGGGAACGGGACGGTTCAAAATGCGGTCGTAGAACGTCACGGCGCGCGGGCCTTCCAACTCGTAAGCTCGGCGTTGTTCAATGCTGTAAGGGTCGTAAGGCAGGTACTGACTAAGCTGGGTTTCGTTCATCATAGGACGACCAGCTACTTGCACGTCAGCAAGGGTGTACTGTGTGGGAAGAGAATAAGTTTGCCCTTCGCCAGAACGGATAGGGGTAAGGTTTACGATTCCCGTGCCGTCGCCTTCGACGCCCGTTTGGCCGGGCGAAAGGGCCTCCCGGGCAATACTTCGATAGTTGGCCTCGTTGGACTTTGACATGGCATTACGGTAAAGATCTTCCGGAACTTGGTTGTCCACCATAAACGAAGAAATGGCCAGCGCGGCAGAATCGGGGTCTTCCGCGTACTCTTCTTTAATCCGATTAATCTCGGCCATTACTTCGTCAAGTGTTAACGCCATGTCTACCTTCCTCAACCATAATACGCGGCCCGGACATGTGCCGGGTCTTCGTCTTGTTCCCAATCGTCAGTAGGCAACTGTACAAAGTTACCTTGACGATAACGCATCAGTGCTTGAGTGGTACTGTCTACCAAGTCGTCGTGTTCCCCATACGGAAACGCAGCACACTCTTCGATTAATTCTTGTGCCCATTGCTCGTCCGGCACCCAGATCATCCCAGCCTCCAGAAGCGGAGCGATAGAATGCACCCTAGTTACCTTATCATTGCCACGGGACGGCGTAAAGTTTACCACAGGGATTCCCATATTGCGCAACTCTTGTGTCAACGGGGTCCCAGACGCCTTCGCTTCGATTATTACGGTTTCGGGGTCCCAATACTTATACTGCTCCAAAGCCATCGCCTTAAGCTCCGGAAAATCCCAGCGACCCTTCTTAGACTCCAGCAAAATTAAATTAGGCTGGGGACCCTCGTCAGGATAGAAAACTCCCCACGTCGTTATCGCACTGTAGTCAGCCGTCTCCCGTTTACTAAACGCGGTATCGTAGCTTTGGATAACATACTCCAAACGAGGAATCTTAGGCTGGTCCCAAACGTTCCACCACTCACGCTTCAAGATTGCGTTCGTGTCGCCAGTAGGCTGCTGCTGGTACTGCGCATTCCACTTGCTTGGAGGAATCGACGCTTTTACCGCGATTAGATCGTCCGCAGACCAATATTCGGGCCAAACAGGGTCCCCAGAAGGTAGCTCCATAGGAAACTCAACCAATTCCCACTGGTCCGCCAAAGGATCCTTTGCCATCTGGCGCATCAACTGCCCCGTCAAATCTTTTTCCGACCAACGAGTCATGACCAGAACTATTGCCCCTCCCGGCTGGAGTCGCTGTCTCGGTCCGCCCGTGTACCAGTCCCACGCGTCATCGAATCCAGAGTTCGACATAGCGGTCTGCTCAGAGTGCGGGTCGTCAATAATACATAAATCAGCACCGCGACCAGCGAGGTTACTGCCAACACCAACAGCATAGTACATGCCACCGCGAGAAGTATCCCATCGACCACTAGCCTTAGAGTCCGCCGCAAGCTTAGCTTCTGGAAAAATTGACGCATAATCTTCCCTCTCAATCAAATTCTTAACCTTTCTGCCAAAACCAACCGCAAGCTCCGTGGTGTGCGTAGCCTGAATGATCTTCATCGCAGGGTTCCTTCCGACCATCCATGCCGGAAACAAGAAACTCGCGAATTCGCTCTTGGTGTGACGAGGCGGCATGTTGACAATCAAACGCTTTAGCTCGCCATTGGCCACCGCTTCAAGCTTCTCGGAAATAATCTTGTGGTGCTTTCCCGCAATGAACTCGGGCCACAGGGTTTTGACAAAAGTCAGGAAGCTAGTCTGGCAATGCTCAACACGCTCGAGCTGCGCTAAAC